CTGCTCGTAGGCAGTCTCGCGGCGGAGCGGATTGCGCTCAAAGGTGTTAGACCACACGTTACCGATTGGGTCAGCGTGGGTACCACGGGTGGTGTATGGGAAGTACTTGTCGCCCTGCTTGACAGGGATGACGTCCACGCCGTAGTCCTCCTGGACTGACTGTGGCGACATGCCGTAGCAGTAGAGCGCCCAGTCTAGGCGATTGAAGTCGCTATCACCGAACCCAAGGTAGAGGTTCTCTGGTCGCTCAATGACGGTAACCTTTGGAAGTTCCGCGACTGGATCCCAATAGACCTTGGCTGCGGTGTGGCCGTATAGTTCCTTGAGGAGGGCAGCGTGCTCGTGGAGCAGGTCCATCTCATTGGCGTCCCACCAACGGAAGTAGAGCTGCTCACGCATCTGCGCGGCTGCTCGGTCTTCGGTTGTTGAGCCAGTTGGAACGTAGTTGATGACTGGTCGCACAGCCTGAATGGAGGCTGGGATCTGCACGTAAGCGTGGTGGATGTTGACCGAGACGTGTGCTCGACCAGCAAGCCGTGCGCTTGGATCATCTGCCCAGTGGTCAGCACCACCAAGGGTGATGGTCTCTGGGTGGTAGAGGTTGTCCATGCGGCGGAAGAGCGAGCGGAGTCGGTTCTGTTCTGGCTCAACCAACTGCTTGCGGCCAAGGATCTCCTGAAGTAGGAGATGCTCTTCGTTCTGGTTTGGATCAATACCCTGACCGCTGAGTGAGGTCTCCAGCATCTTGACGGAAGCCTGTTCGCCAAGGGTGAGCTTCTCAAAGTTCGGCTTGATGCGTGAAGAGGCGCGGTTACGTGCCGTGATGGATGGATCGTTGATACCGATGCCAACGCCGCCAGCGACTGGTCGGTTTGCCTGACCCTTGACAGAACCTTGCTTGTTGACGGTAATGTTGGTGAATACTGGGGCGGTGGCAATTGGCTTGCCGCCAGCAGCAGCCGCAACGATACGCTGACCCTTTGCTAGTTTACGAGCCTTATCGGTGGCAGAGCCAATAGAGGCAATCTGCTCAGGCGTGGCGATATCAGGGTCAGTCGTGTACTGCGCTGGAATCGCCCGCGTTCCTTCGAACGCTGCGGGGATCTTTCGTACCTTGTCGGCCATCAGTCACTCACTCCAAAATATGTGAACACTGGATCGTTCACGGGCTTCTCTGGGTTTCGCAAAGCGTGTCGCACAGCAATGGCCAGTGCCATCACTGCATCTTGCTCCAGCTTCTTATCATCTAATTTGTAGGTGAGGAGTTGCCTTCGCATCTCATCCCACGCACCGCCAGTTGGCAGTTCGATTTGTCCCTTGTCTAGGACCGCCTTCAAGTCATTGAGGAGTTCCACCTTCTTCGCCTTGGTGCCGCCGAAGTCAAAGCCTCGGAGCGGGCGGATGATGCTGAACTCCTGCTGAAATAGTCGTCCACCGAGTCCTGTGGAATCGACGATGGTGGTGCAGTACGCACCGTCTTGCTGGTAGAGGAGATGTCCTTCGCGGACCATGTTCACGACGGCAGAGATGCTCTGCTTGCCGCCACGCTTTCTAATCCGCGTGCCGCGAAGGAGTTTTCTGTCAGTGATGTCGAGTGTGATCGCCCACGTTGCGTCATGCGAAATTCCTGGGTCTACACCCTGGACATACTTATGGTGACGTGTCGGGCCTAACTCTTCGACTCCTGATTTGAATACTGCCTGAATGGACTGGGACCAGAAGAATGCGTCCCTAGCCTCAATGAAGAATCCGTCGATGTTCTGGGGGATGAGATACTCGGCTTGCTGCCGAACGACGTCATCAAAGTTCTCCTGGGTCAACCCGTACCCGATGTTATCACGAGTGGACAATCGGAACGAGATGAACTTGTCGTCGCGGGCTGGGTTCTCTGGATTTCCCTTCTCCCACAGGTCCGCGTATTCGTTGAATCCCTCGGTCGGTGTGCCGATGAAGTGGAGTGGCCCACCAGTGGAGAGTCGTCGGAGGTTGAGCACCTCTTGGTAGATCATTAGCAAGTGCGGCTCAAACGCCGCCTCGTCGAACGAGATGCCGTTCATGTCCTTACCGAGGAGAGCCTTCGCTCGATCCTGCGTGGTTCGGAAGTGGATGCTCGCTCCGCCCACGATAGGGTTGAACTTGATCCACGGATACTCACCGCGATACTTCTTGGTGGTCTCTACGATCTTACCAAGTTCCTTGACCATCGGGCAACCACGACCTTTTTGGGCGGGGTGCTGGCCAGTGAGGATGGTCTCAATTTCTCGGAAGACTAGCTCTGCGGTCTCCTGCTGGATACCGATGTGGAACCAGTCATAGGGCGAGTCTAGCCACGCAAGGTGGGACTGGGAATCACCATATTTCGGGTTTGGAAGTCCCAGTTTGTACAAGGCGTGGTGGAAACAGACCACCGCCATTGCCATCGTTTTACCCGCACGGTTGCCAGCGGATACGACGGTTGTGATGTATTTCGGTCGGTACCCAGATTCATCGCGCTCGGAACAGGACTTCCACCATGCAACCTGACCAGGGTTTCCCTTGATGCCAAGCCACCTGCGAGCAAAGAACTCGATGTCAGAGCGACCACGAGCCAGATCGACCGCAACTTCATTGGCTAGTTGCTTCAAGCCTTGTTGCGCTTGCTGATCGCGGCTGCCTTTGCACGGGCATCCGTCTTGCTGCTGGCGCCCCAAGCCTGAAGGCTTAGGAGTAAGCGCGTCGGTCGACCTTTCGAATCACGCTCTGGACCAGGCATACCGCCCATACGGGCGAGGAAAGAGGCTCGTCGCGGATTGTCTCCGCTCTTGACTGGAGCCTTCAGAGTTCCGCCAGTCTGCGCCTTGTAGGACGCGCGACCCTTGGCATTGAGTCCGCCCTGCGGATTCTTGCCTTCCTTGCGTTGCCATGCAGCACTCTTGGGCATTAGATGACTCCTTCCGCAGCATCGGAATTCATGTGGTGGGTATCGTGGACAACTTGGCCATCAACTGGGTGGAATGGTCCACCAAGGTCACGCCAGAAGATTGCGTCTGCAAGGTCTGGGTTTGCCTTGCCCATGTCCGTTGTCCATCGGACGGTTGTTGGGCGGTGCATCACCTGGGTGTAGTTCAGAATTCCGTACCCATCAGGAATGATGCGGTCTGCTCCATTGGTTTCTTCTCGGTACCCTGTACGCTGTTGCGTACAGTATACAGCGCCCCAATCGGGGTTGTCAAGTAGAGCCTTGAGCATGACCTCAAACTTGGTCTCTGAGGGCATGGAGCCATTGTCCACATAGACAATGGCATCCGCCTTCGTCCTGTCCAGCACGTAGTTAATCTTGTTGGAGTATGGGATAACCGCATATCGGTCGCCATCTCGTGGCGTTGGCAGGAGGATGGGGGTCACGTTCACGCGCCAGAGTTTGTCTAGGGCCGCGCTCGCAACATCAAAGTCATCTTGCCCCTCACACATAATCCAAATCTCATCTGGAATCTTGCTAGAGGTCAGGACTCGCTCAATGAGCGGATAGGTGTTCTCGTGCCGACCGTACATGGTCATGATGACCGCGAGCTTCAACCCTTGATTCTCCCAATGATGTCGCTTGTTGAAATGCCAGCGGTGTAGGGGATGTACAGCATCTTGATGCCTTTGCGGTCTAGCCACTCCTGGCTAATCCCCAGTTGCCCCATCAGGGCTTCCCCAGTCCAGTCATCGCCGTGGGCAATGTGCTTGATGTTTAGGTTGCTGAGGAAGTCAATGGTGTAGCCGCTGTCTTCGTCCCCAATGTTGAGGCAAACATCATCAACCCACTTGCACGCCCGAAGCGATTCCATCCGTTCGCCAATCGACAGGATTGGCTCTCTCTTGTAGCGGGAAGCAAAGTCATCGGTATTAAGAGAGACGATGACCTTGCCGTGCTTACTGCACTCTTCTAGGAACTTTGCGTGTCCGTAGTGGAAGAGGTCAAATGTCCCACCGACATAGACCCACGCTTCAGGCATTACTTCTTCTTCTGAACGCCGTAGTCCGTGGAGCTTGGGTCAAGTGCCTTCACGACAATCTGGAGTGCGGACGCTAGTCCTGCGCTGATGATTGTGCGGAAGTCACCGCCATTGATGTCCAGGAGTGGGATGCCCAAACCGAGTGCGACCGAAATCGACACGGTAAGGAACGTCCGAACTGCATCAAGCAGCATCTCGTCAATCTTGCTGTTGTCTGCGATGTACTTGAACCATGCGCCAATCTTACCCACGGTGGTCTTCTCCTTCTTAGCGGCCTCAGCCGCGTTTCCTGCCAGAGCCAGACCCTTCGCTCCGATTGATGCCCAGTCGACCTTTTCCAGGGCTTTTACCGCAACATCCAACTCGGATGGTGTCTTAGTACCAGATTCTACTTTCTTAGCCTCTACGGGCTTCCTAGGTGCCTCTACGTTGATTGTAGGAGCCACCTGCGCGACCACTGGCGCAGCCACTGGCACTGCAACTGGGGCGGGGGCGGCAACCTTGCCTAGGTGGGTGACAATGAGGAGCGCCTTGAAGTCAGCCTTCAACTTGCCAGCCTTGACCTTGCTGTTGGCGATCTGGCGCAACTGCGCCTCGGTCACTGGCACGCCGAACTTCTCCGCCGCGACCTTCTCGTCGCGGGTCGGGCACGCCCACTGCCATCCGTGGTCTTCGCACCAGCCTGCGGAAGTCATGTGGCCGTAGCCGAGCTTGATCTTCTCTGGCTTCTCTTTGGACCACCACTTGTGCCAGCGGTCGTGCCATGCGGAAATCTTTACGCCTGCTGGGTACTGGACTGCCTGCTGCACCCAAACCATGATTGCAGCGCCAGACTTGGCAGCGGCAACGGCGTCTTCCCAACTCTTCGCATATCGAGCCTTGCCGCCCAGTTGCGCGATGACCTTGACTGCCTCTGGGAGGGAGCCGCCGTTATCGCTGACGCCTTGCTTGTCTACTCGCTTGAGTGCAGCCTTCTGCGCCGCAACTCCCTGGGCCGCGCTGTAATCTACCGTGTAGCCAGAAGCCCAAGAAACGGCAGCAGCACAGGACGACCACGTGCAGTCGTCAAGGATCTGCTTGGCGCCCTTCTGCTGGGCTTCTGCGTCAGAGTAAAGTTGCGACTTGACCCGATATTGCATTCGTTAATCCTTCCAGCGTAGTGGTCCAGTAAGGAACCACACTAGCGTCAGACCCGTGAAGATTGCTGACATGGTGTCTTTCGTTGCCCCGTCTGGCAGTACGACTACCGCGAAGAGCAAACCGAGGATCGTCCATGATCCACCGACGAGATCGTTAATAATGCGTGAAATCATTTCTTTCTCCCTGTGTTGGAGGCTGCGACAGCAGCCGCTGCTGCTTGGGCTACCTGGCTTACGATGATTGCCACCGCAACTGGTTGAGCCTGCTTCTTCTCCTCGACCGAGAGATCTTTGCCTAGGGTGGTCACCGCAGTGACCGCTTCCCCAATGCTTTCTGAGATTGCTGCGACTGCCTCGCCGACGGCTTCCGCTACTGCGTCCGCTGGCCCATCAGGAGCCACGCTAGGGCTTGGAACTGGTTCAGGACTCGGAGTGACTTCTTCGCTTGGACTCGCGCTTGGAGTCGGCGTTCCACTTTGTTCTGGACTAGGATCTGGAGTTCGCGTTGGAGTTGGTGATGGTCGCTCACTTGGAGCTACAGTTGGAGTTGGGGTAGGCTCTGGCGTAGGCTCTGGAGTTGGCTGTGGCGTTGGCTCAGGCGTCGGAGTAGGAGTCGGTTCTGGCGTAGGACTTGGCGTCGGTTCTTCAGTCGGAGTCGGAGTCGGCTCTGGTGTAGGCTCTGGCGTCGGCTCAGGCGTCGGGCTGGGTGTAGGCTCTGGTGTCGGCTCAAGGCTAGGCTCCACACTCGCGCTCGGCGTTGGGTTCGGTTCCCAAGGAATCGGATCCCACGGTCGATTTGGCAAGCACAGCCTCACCCACAGTTCGTCGGCTGGCTCGTCCGCCCACCAGAATGGACCCCATAGTTTCCATTCCCCCGTGTACGGATTCGTTCCCCCGCACCAGATTTCCTGCTGGTTTGCACGTGCAATTCTTGGAAGAACAAGGCTTACTGCGACTAGAAGTACCAATAAGGCTGCGGAACGCAATCATGACTCCGATTCTCCGACCCCTAATGGCTTGATTTCTGTTGCTTCAATGATCTGGTAGGTGGCACCTCCGCCCAGAATGCCCGCAAGTTGCAGTGCAACCTCACGATCTGCGCCCTTTTCCTGGCGTCGGTCGATCATTTCCTGTGCACGAAGGCCTTCTGCCAGCGTTGGGGTCAAATCCCCGTCCTGCACCGCGCTGTGTACGTAGTCCCGTACCAGCATTGCTAGGTCGCCTGTCGCCTTGATGGTCTTCTTCTGCTTTCGAAGGTGGTTGATGGCAGAAATGCGCTTATGTTCGTGGTCTTCGGTGAGGTGATCACGCTTGTGCTTGCCAAGGGTGATGCGGGAGATGTAGTGACCAGCGTCTGCAAGCCACTTGGAAAGCTGCACATCGGACATACCGTCGCGCATCTTCTTGTTGATCGCCTCAACCAGCGGGCTGCGGCAAACGTGGCAGCCCGTCAGGACTGGCGCTAGGTCAGTCATTGACCTGCAAGTTGGTAATGTTGTTTCTGCACGCCCCGCAGACCGCAACGAGTTCAGATCCTTCTTGAAAGATGAACCCATAGGTTACTCCAGCCTCTGGGCACCCAGAAGTTTGGCACGAACCTGACACATCTACCATCTTATGCCCTCACGCGAGTAATGGTGAATGATGAAATGTTTGACGCTGCGTAGGTTCCAAGGGCAGCAGTCTTGTATACGGCAACCTTGGCGGTATACGGAGTTCCAGAAATTGCCGCGAATGTGTGAGAGACACCCATGGTTAGGCCAGTTGGCGATGAATGGTTAGCGGCAAGCCTGGTGAATCCACCTTGTGGGGTAACGATTGTCCCGTTTACGATAATCCTAGTGACCAGGTCGATGGTGGCGCTAGACTGAGCCGATTGAGTGTACACAAGGTTTGCGTTTAACGTGACGTCTTCATCATACGTTGGTGTAAATACATGGGAAAGGCCAGAGATGTCTGTTGGCGCAGTCGATGTTGTTGAGGAAATCGTGGTAGCCGTACCAGTAGCGTTGGCGATTGTCGCCAATCCGCTTGTAGTAGTTAGCAGGTTGGCAGTGTCAGTAATCCCATGCACGCTCGTGGTTACCGCTGCGTGCGTGGAGACCGTAGAAGCAGCGGTTCCAGCCGAATCGTAACTGGCCGTTAGCGATACGGTTGAAACTCCAGCAGTAGTGGTTGATACGGCAATTGGCGCAGTACCATTGACTGCGGTGATGTAGGTACCAGCGGTCTGGTAGCTTGCGCTTAGTCCAACCGTGACAATCCCAGCAGTGTCCGTGCTTGACGTAATTGGTGCAGTGCCGTTGACTGCCGTGATGTACGTCCCAAACGGCTGGTAAGCGTGGGTATGGACGGAGGCAGCAATCCCAGCACTGGCAATGGATGATTTGGTCCACAGGCTGCTGGAGGTCTTGTATTGAATGATGTCCCCGTCAGACGGACTTGCCGCAGAGACATCGTGGAGTTCGTTTAGTTCGTAGCCATTCTGCACCTGAACAAGGATCTCGCCGTTGTTGACGTTAGATCGAGCAACAATACCAAGGAATACGCTGTGAGATGGCTCGGCTGGCGGTGCATTATAGACTCGGCTACCAGGGGTATCGCCAAGCCAGACAGAAGACCCAGCGGTTGCTGCGCTTGTGTCAATGGTTCCAAGGAAGCCGCTCTCGATAACATAGCCGAACGCATTGTTGGCTAGGTCTTGGGCAAGAAGTCCAATGGTCTTTGACGATCCGACCTCGGAAGTAGCAGTTGCCAACTGGATGGTGACGTTTGTGCCATCGGCTCCATTGACGTAAACAGCCTGACCCTTGGTCATTGATGCACCGCTGCTGTTCTTTACGTATGTCCGAAGAACCTCAGCATTGGTTGCCGAGTTTGCGGTGATAGCCGTCTGGTTAATGCCGACCGTGATGGCCGTGGTGCCAGAGGCGGTGATGGGAGCTGTACCAGATACCGATGTGACATAGGTGCCGAATGGCTGGTAGGTGCCATCGTGAAGGTGGCTGGTCGTAGAGTAACTGGCATTGAGGCTAATCGTTGACGTTCCACCAGATGTTGCGACTGACATCGGTGATGTGCCAATAATCGTTGGCGCACCAGGAAACCCAGTCGCTGTACCAGTGAGGGTAATGTCCCCAACCGTAAGGCTAGACATCTGGATGACCCCAGTTGTCGGGGTTTCGGTAATGACTACCGAGCCATCGGAGATCTGCAACGCCCAGTCCACAAGGAACTCCTCATGGAACGCATCTGGGAACGTGTGGGTAGAGCCAGCCGCGCCGACGAAATCATTGTTTCGCCAGCGGGTGTTGATTACCTTGGTTGAGGTAAAGCGGGACAAGGACTACTTGCCCTTGGCGGTCTTGGCAGACTGCTTGAATGCCTTGGCTGTAGGGGCGCCCTTGCTCCCGACCTTGCGCATCTTCTCTCCCGAACCAGCGGCGATCCGCTTCTTCTTGGCGTTGATGTTCGCGTAGAGACCTGGTTTAGCTGGCATTACTTATCCCCTTCTTCGTACAACTCCACGCTCGTCAACTGGACGACGCTCTGGCTTAGGCTTTGGCTTTGGTTTTGCCTTTTTTACAATGGATTTTGGAGCAGGGTAAACGTCTACCCGATCTGGCTTACCATATACGTCTTCCCGTGGTGGTTTTGGTGGCTTTGGGTCCAGGCCAGATGCCTTTTTGCCCGCTGCCTTAGTTGCCGCAGCCTTACCAGCCTTCGTGTACGGGAACTTCTTCCCACCGACCATTGGCATTATCGTCCCTTTCCTCGGCGCTTCATCATGATCTTCGCGTCTCGCTCGGCATTCATCTTCTTAGCCTTCTCAAGATCCCTAAGGTTGCGTGCCGTCTTTGGCCCAGCAATAGTCCCAGACCTTACTTGACGACCACCCTTATAGCTTTCGCTTGAGTTTGCTGGTCCGCCACCAATGGTGTTTGGATTAAGGTACTGTCGACCCTTGACGGTATTTCTTTCTGCATCCTGCAAATTGAAATCTCCCTGGTCGCCAGTCTTTCTGACTTCCTTAACATACTTCGTTACATCGTCGTAGAAATCAATAAATTCTCCACGCTCAATTTTGGCTTGTCTTAGGCCAAGAGGCGCACCAGATGTTTCTTCGGTGTAAAATGGCGCATCTCGTCGAGCAAACTTTTCCGACACCGCCATGCGGGTTCGAAGATCCTTCTTTGGATCAAACTTCTTTGGCATTTTATTCTTCTCCTATGCTCGGCATCGGCAAGAGCCGAGCCAAAGGTACCGAAAGCGAGTCAGCCGCTCGCTCCGTTTCAACATCCCATACGTGGCTGAGGATGCTATGGGCCGCTGATCCCAGCGACTCTTCCAACGCCTCAACGAGACGCTCCACCCCTGCCTGGTGTAGGTGGATCAGTTCGTGCGCTACCACCCGTCGGATCTCGTCCTTCTTCTGCTTCCAGAGATCTGGAGAGAAGCGGATGGTGGCGTTATACAGGTTCGTGCTGACTTCTACATCAGCCCAGGAATCGTCAGGCGGAGCGCCAGCTCCTACCGTGATTGTCCAATGCCCCAATCCGAGGATGTCCTTGCAGCGATTGACGTATAGTGCGATTGCCTTGGACATTCGACCCCCTCTGAATCGGTAGCGTTGTAACTATTAGTACGCCTTCTTCTTGGCGCCCGTCTTGCGGGTGCCTGAGCCACGGTTCAACTGGGTTTCGCTGACAACCTTCTGGTTCGACAGATTACGCCCAGATGTCTTAACTACTGACTCTCGTCGTCCGTCCTTACCAAGAGTAGTCGTGTACGTTTCGTATTTGGTCGTTCCACCAACGCGCTCGCCACCCTGCACTCCAAAAGATTGCACGCTCGTTCGGAGGGTATTGCCCCTCTTTGAGCCAGTAACGTAGCCCTTCTTAGGTGTCCCACTCGGGTAAACAATTTCCTGGGTGCTCGCCTGGTAGTTACCAGTCTTCTTCTTTGGTGCTGGGGTCTTCTTCCCCATAAGAATCTTGCCCTTTGGCATTTTAAACTCCTTGGGTTTCCCCATTCTTAATCTGGCCTAGCGGCCAGAGCGAACTCAAATTAAGTGAGAGACCGTTCTTACGGAGGGTGAGTTCGTTGCCCCCTCTTTGTCTCCCCCATATAACCAGAAAAATGGGGGGTTTATGTCAAAAATAACATCATTAAGATGTCTTAATCTTTCTGAGGAGGGCTGTCGAGCACAACTTAACAGGTCAGCGTTAACAAACTGGGCTGAAACCCTTCTCAAAAGGGGGGTGGCCTTATCAGAAG